GTGTTTTAGATCCACCAGTAGCATTTGTTGTATATCCTGATCTATCATCACTGTAAATATAATATTCATTAACTTTTTTTATGATATTTGCACCAGATGCAACATCTGTTTCTTTTTTAATTTCTTTTAGAATAACTGAGGTTAATTCTGCAATAATTCCATTCATTTGACCTCTTTTTTCTAATTCACTTGCTAGTGTTCTAAATCTTTGTTCTATAACTTGCATTTTTATTTTTTTTATATGTTTATAAATATTCAATAACTTCTGCTTCTTGCACCGTTTCGCAAAACATATAATGTGTTTTACTGCTTAGTACATGATCGCAATGGTATATTGTCTCCATAAATTCTTTTAATATGCTTTTGTCTGGAAAATTGTGATGTCTAATTTCTCTAATAATTCTATATAAGTGGCCCTGGTGATGAAAGTATTTCATTTCCAAAGTGCTTGTATACAAATTAATATAAGAGATAAAGCAATAGAAATTACTGTTTTAGTAGTAAACCCTTCACCAAAATAATAACTTACCATAATAGCATAAATAATAATTCCAATTCCGAATCCTATAAATCTAGTTGGCCATAATAAACCATCCATTCCTTCAACAGTATATTTAGTACCCCAAATATAAAAAAATGAAAGAATAAAACCAAAAGCAGCTATTACCCATTCATTTTTAGCAAACCACTCCCATTTAAATTGGCCATTTAATTGTATAAAAGCACCTATATGTGCTAATATAAAAAAGAAAATTCCATATAATAAATTAACGTTCATATTATTGTTGTATATTCCATCGTGTTAATTTAAACCTATGACCTGCACTTTTTAAAGCTTCATTTAAATATATTACTATAGTTTCTTCAACTTCTGTATCGAATATTTCCATTAGGTTTTTACTATCGCTGTTATATAATTTTTTTATAGTTTTTTTAACATAATCAGCAAATTTATTTCTATCTAACCCTAGATCCGTAAATATAACATATATAATTTCTTCTAGCATTATTCTAACTTTATCATTAGCTTCTTCAGTAAACATTCCAAACCCATTTTCTCTATGGTTTGAGGTTATAAAATCTTCATATCCCATTATCCTAAAAGTAAATTATTATTTTCCAAACCAACTTTCCAAAATCTCATTAACCATAATTTTCTTGTTTTATTTTCAATTATAGTTTCATCACTAAACTCATTATTTTCCATTGAATAAGTAGCAACCATAGCTATACCCGAATCAAACCAATCTCTGGCTTCATCCATTCTACCTTCTTTAACTGCTAATTGACCTTTTTCCCATGCTTTAGTGATGGGGAACTTTGTGTTTTTATCAAACTTAATCATAACTTTTATTTATTTTAACTATGTAAATATACGAACCTTATTTCAGGTAACCAAATATTTTATGGAGAGTTTTTAAGAAGGTACATCTGTTGAATAAGTAGCTCCATTAATTATTCCATTACTACCTCCGGTGCCAGAATCTATTGCGGTAGTACCTGATCCCTCTTCAAATCTATACCAATGTAATGGTGATAATGAAGATAAGTCACCTGGTATTCCACTATTATAAAGTGTAGCAACATTTTGAACACTATCAAAAATAGCAACCTCATCAAGTTTAGAATTAAGAAAATTTGAATTCTTAAATTGACCCATACTGTCATAAGTTCCAGTATTTGAATTTGTTGCAGAACCACCAAAAGAAGTACCATTTCTAAAAGCAGTTATATTGTTACTACTATCTCTTGTTATTAAGAGATGTTGCCATACATCCAAATCAAAAGTATTTCCACCACTTTCTGTAAGATAAACAATTGAACCACCTAGTTTTATCTGTAATCCATTTGATCCTAAAGTTCCTATTTTATTAGAATTATTTGTTCTAGAACTTATAATTAAACAAGTGTTACCTGTTACACTTACTGGTTTAATCCATGCAGAAAGAGTAAAAGCTCCTGGCAATGATATTGCAGAACTAAAATTAATATAATCATCAATACCATCAAAATTCATAGAAAAATCATTTGTAAATGAAGATCCAGCAGGTATTAAGGGCACACCTCTTGTACCTGCTCCTCTTAACATTGATGGTATGAAGGTGGTTGTTGCCATATTTTATTCCTCTGGAGTCCATGCTGCTGTTGCTAATAAAGTTATTATACCTGCATGATCATATGTTTGAACTGGAGTTAAAGAACCATTAGTAATAAAACTAGGTTCAACACTATATGATAAGATACCTTGAGTATTAGCTACATTTCTTCTCATTGTTTGAGCAGAGGTTTGATTTACTTGACTAAATAATATTGCATTAGTATCTGATAAATTTATTACTGCGTATGTTGCTGCCATTTTATTTTGTTTTTAATATTAATATTTTTTTAAGGGGTTGACCCTGTTCTTGCTGTAAAGTTCATATTTACTGATATTGCATTTCCTGTACTTCCAGGAGCATTACCTACTAAATCAGATGATAAATCTAGGTTTGTTGAAGTACCGTTTGCTAGAGAGTCGGGGCCATTACCTTTTAAATCTTCAGCTCCTAAATTTACACTTGTGCCATCATTACTGTTAGAACCTATATCAGGACATACCCAATTACTACCATTGAAATAACTATCTGATCCTAAACTCCACCAACTAGTAGGATTTAAACTAGATAAATTACCCGGGGAACCACCATTGTATATTCTAATAATTTCATCTTGGGTTAAAGTTCTATCAAATATAGCGGTATTAGAAATATTACCATTAAAATCACGCACTGTAGATGCAACTAAAGAATTTCTACCTATTTGTACTGCAGTAGAAGCAATTAAAGCTGGTGTACCATTGCTAACATTTTGAACATTCACACCATCTAGCCAAATTTGGTAAACGGTGCCCGACCAATTAAAACATAAATGGTGAAAAGAATCACTTATTGTTCCTGATGAGGCTGTATAGGCAGATCTCCCAATTCCACCAACATCATTGTTAATTGTAATTAATTCATCAGTTAAACCACTTGTAGAAGAACCTAATAAAACACCATCATACTCATTGCCAAAACTTATTAAATATTCTGTAGCAGTTGATGTTGTAATAGTATTTTCGGGCTTAAACCATATTGAACAGGCATAAACATCACCACTGTAAGAAGCAGTAATATAATCATCTGTTCCATGAAACTCCATACTATAACCACTATATGGAATACTTTTTATTAGATTTGATGGTACTAGGTTTGTTGAATCCATACCTGAACTTTCGCCATTTAAAGCAGAAACATTATTGAACACTAGATTTTGTTCTGTCATTCCTGAACTTGTTCCTGTGTTGCCATTTCCTGAAGCATCTGGTACACTCCAATTAGTTGAGAATGTAGCTGTGTTATCAAGTTTATACCACGCTTTTAGGTTGTCAGTTGCTATAGCAGTTGTTAAGGGTACTCCGTTGTTATAAAGTGTTTCAACTTCTAAAGATGAAAGTTCTGTACCCCACGTTTGAAAATTACTTAATTGTCCATTAAAAGTATTTTGTGTTGTTACGTAAGCCCCAATTTTTAAACTTCCTGCAGTAAGATTTTTAATTCCATTATTTGGTAATGTTCCTGTTGTTGGAAGAGGCTGACCATCAAAATAAACAATAACTTTATCTGCTGATGTAGTTCCATCTGTAGTAAAAGCTAAATGATGCCATTTTCCGTCATTAAATACTTGTGTATTATTAACTGTTACATTTCCTCCCCCTCCATCATAAATTCTTAATCTTAATCTATTAATCGGTGCGTAAAATTGAATAAAGTACTTTATAACACTTACTGATCCATGAGATGTATACATAGTAGCAGATGAGGTAGTTTTAAACCATAGACTGGTACTAAATGCAGAAGTAAAATTAATACTATTATCATTTCCTGCATCTATATAAACACCATTAACACCTGTAAAATCAAAACTCTTTGGATATGACGACACGGCGTCAGGGATCTGCCAGTTACCAGCGGTGTCGGCCTCCCAATTTGCTGATTGGCCTAATTTATACCAAGCTTCTAAACTACCTGACTGTGGTATATCTGTGTAGGATTGTAAGGGGGTACCGTTATTGTATAAAGTGGCCATATTAGAGCCTTGTAAGTTTGTATTCCAAATTTGAACATTGGATGCTTGACCGTCAAATTCTTTGCCTGAACGTTCTCCAATTTTTAAAGGTGCTGATTTATTTCCCATAGCAACATACCCAACTGACTTTGTTTTTGTTGCTGTTGAGGCTACAATGCCGTCTACATAAATATCTGCTCCACCTGTAGTTCCACTTCCATCATAAGTAAAAGCAATATTATACCATCTACCTGTTTCAAATGTAACACCAGTAGTATGGTCTACTGTAATTCTATTTGATGAGTTTGAAGTATCGCACAATACCATTGAAACATTGCCTGATGATAATTCAAGTAAATACTCTCTTTGTGCTGCTGTTCCAAATTTTGAGATTACAAATCTGTTGGCAGAACTTAATACATCTGCATTAAACCAAGCAGATATGCTAAAAGGACTATCTGTAGTACCATTTCCAAAAGTAAATGTATCTGAATTTCCACAATCTATATAATCCTCTATGCCATCAAAATCAAATACAGTTGAACCTGTAGCTGCTGCTAAATTAGGTTCTATTATACCTGCACTTCCAGATGCATATGCACTACCTTGACCTAAATCATAATATGCAATTGGTGGTGTTGTTACTGCAAGTGGGTTGGATGGAATCCCACTGTTATATAAAGCTGAAATTTGATTAGTAGATAAAGTGTAATCAAAAATACAAAATTGAGAAATTTTACCTTCAAAATAAGATGCACCACTTGGATAAGCACCTATTATAAAATCAGTTGTTGAACTATATAAAGAAGTTGGCCCTCCAAAAATATTGCCAGTAAGCTCTTGATTATTTATATAAACTTTAACTCTCTGCGATGAAGTAGATTCTGTACCATCATAAGTAATGACTAAATTAAACCATTCACCAGTAGCAAGTGATTCAATAATAGAATTATTAGACGCTCTGAAACTTATAGTATCATTAATGTAAATGTCAAATTGATTACTTGAAGTACCTAAACCATTAACAAAAGTTCTAATTAATCTATCAGTGCCACTTCCCCATTGGCTAAAAAAATATTCAACTCCACTTGATGCAACATTTACCCACATAGAAAAACTTGCATTAGTAGCGCCTTGTAATTGAGGTAAATTCCCACACGTTATACTATTACTTGACCCATTAAAATCAATACTATAATTACTAGCCTTGCTTTGGTTACTATTTCTTGGCATTCGCCAATTCGGTGTTATAAATTTTGTTGCCATTTTAATCTCCCATTCTATACCAAGCGACAGGTGCGCCTTCAGGTGTTTCACTTAAATCAGCTACCTTACCAGGATTATTTTCTGTAGTATCGTATATAGCTTTTATAGTTTCGTCAGATAACTTAACATTAAAAATAGCTGCTTCATCAAGATTACCAAGAAAATGATTACCTGTGCCATTAAATGAACCTATATGTAAATTAATACTTGCGCCTGAATTTCTCGTGTCACCTATTAGTGTTTCTGTAAGTTGTCCATCAAAATACTGTTTTATTGTGTTTGTTGATTCTTCATATGCAAAAGCTATATGATGCCAAGTATTTGTTGTAAGCCCAACAGTGTTAAAACCTGTATCTGCTCTTAAAGTTCTTGTTTGTCGGTTTGTTCTTAATCTACCATATCTATTAATTTCTATATCAAATCCTGATCTTACAGTTGCACCATCATTACCAAAAACATAATCTGTAACTGTTCTTGTGTTTGGCGTGTTAATCCAAATACAAACTGATAAATCACCATTATCTAGCTCATTAAAAAGTCCAGCGTTAAAAGAACTGGCTACACCATCAAATGCCATTGAAAAATTATTATCAATAGCAGTATACTCAAAAGCACCACCACTTTTAGGTATTAAAGGTACTCCCCGAGTACCTGCTCCTCTTAACATTAAAGGTGTAAATGTAACTGTTGCCATTAGGTAGTTAATATTAAAGTAAATTCTCCTGTCCCCCTAAATATTGATTCCGAGACTGGGATATCAATCCCTGGTGTTAGTACAAATGAAGAAGTTCCAGGAGGTACTACTGTACTAAAAATAAAATCCCCCCTTATTGGTTCTTTATTTCCTATTACTGAACTGGTTATTTGTGAAAAAATAGATCCAGAAAAATATTGGGATTGAGCAGATGAAGTAGGGTAAAACCCATTAGAACCTCTAATTAACTCATGAGTAAAATAAGCTGATGTAGAAGGATTATGAAATGTGTATGTAGCCATGCCTTAGTATATGGCATAAATATCATAAATTATACTGTTGTTTGTATTTTTTAATAAATGAATTACCCAATGCTAATTCAAGTACTTCCGCCTTTTTAGGAACACCAGGTAAATTACCTTCTTCTAACCCATCTATAATTTCATCTACATTTCTAGTTTTATAAACTTTCATTTTAGTTTTAGCATTTGATCTATTTGATGTTTTAAATACTAATACTGTTGGGTATATATATGATTTTTCTCTAGCCATTTTTTCTTTTTCCTTTTTTAGTACCTTTATTTTGTTTTTTTTCTAGTTTTAATTTTTCAGCTATTATTTGTCTGTATATAGGGCTTTCCATTTCACAGTAATATCTACCTTTCATTTTTTATCAATTTGTTTATGAAGTTTATATTCTGTATGATTAAATTTATGATGTTTATCCATACTTCTAACATTATTGCCCTTATGCATAAAACCCGTATTATAATGTTCTCCAAATTCAATATAGTTAGTATAAGCTCCTGTTGCAGTATATCTTAAAGTATATAAATTTCCATCTAAACCCTTAAAGGTCACATTACCCCCAGTTTGTTCAAATTGTTTTATCACTCTAGATTTTCTTTGTTCTTCAGTAAGTAAATTTTTCTTAATAAATTTTACTTGGTTTTTATCTAATTTTATCACTATATTATTTTTTATTTTTTTGTTCTAATACTTTAATATGTTTACATCTTCTATCCTTTGCTCTCCATGTACCAGGACAAGTACAATAGTAATTACCTGAATCTGGATAATACTTAGTTTCATATGTAACATCACCTGAACTGCTAATACTAGTTTCTATTATTGGCTCAGTCCGTTTTTCTTTTTTGGGTCTAGTTAATTTAACATCATCTAATGTTGTTTTAGGATGTGCTTTTTGCATTGTTGGTAATATAAATTTATCACCGTTATCATCAGTGTATAAAGCAGGACTTAAATATGCATGCTCTACTTCATAGTAAAATCTTTGTATATTTACAAATTTACCATAACCAGCTGGTTTAAATGAAAATTGTGATGTTGGACTGTGAACTATTCTAGTTCTTAAATTACCGTGTTTGTTTAAATTTTGAAATTTGAATAATGCCATAACCTTAATTTACCGTGAATATACGAAAGGAAATTCAGGTAGCCAAGGATTTCACAATAGAACTTACAGCTTTTTCAGCTTTTTTTTTATCTAAAAAATCCATTGCCTTCTTTATTTTAGCGCATTCTTCATATTTTTCTTCTTCTTCGTATGCTTTCAAACTTTCTTCTAATGTATGATGAAAATCTTGTTTATCAATAGTAATATCATATACCGCATCTTCATCTGTACTTATTATACTTAAAGCATGATGATGACGTTTTTTACTTTTGAGATTTTTTAGTATCGTACTAACTAAAGCTTCATATACCCTAAAATCTCTGGATTTGATTAGTTTTTCAAATTCCTCAGCATTTTGTACTTCAAATTCTCTTGCCATATTAAAACATTTTTAAAAAATTAGTACTTATATTTTTATCTTTTAATTTACTATAATACTCATCTTTTTTAAGCATTTTAGTAGCTTGCCTTTCAAGATGTTTGGCTTTGGAAGTTTTATAGTTTTTAACTATTTTATCGTGTTTACGATTTTTCATCGTACATAAATATAAAAAAATAAAATTAAGTAGCCAAACTATCTATAAGATACTAAATTATATGGATCATCCTTGTCTATGGGATTTTCACCATCCAGACCTAATTCCCTTAATCTTTGTAAATGATAGTCATCTAATTGCATGTCTACTGCATCCGTAGTTTTTGAAACTGATTTATTATCTTCTAGTTTATTTATATCTCTTTCAGTAAATACTTCTCCTATAAATAAAAAATAACAGTTATAGCACAAAAATTCTATGTTATTTAAGTTATAATTTAATTTATTTTTATCCTTAAAATGTAAAATTAGAGGTACTTTATGATCAGTTACTCTATGTTCTTTAAAACCACAATTACCACAGCATTCTTCTAGATAACCCTCCGAAGTTAATCTATACTTTAATTTATCAGGTGAGAATGAGGCAGGGTTTATTTTACCCTCTATTATATCTATTAAAGCAGGTTCCTTACCACTTGATTTTAAAAATTTGGGTACACCTTTACCACTTTGATTTTTATGTACTTCAAATAATGTTTTGCCTGTTTCCTCATCCACATATAGCTTCATATAACGCTTTAAATGGTGATATGAGCAATTTAGGTATCTAGCTGCTGCCCTAACTGATTTAGTTTTATTCATGGCAGCTAAACACATATCTTTTGATATAGGTTTAGGGGCGGGCATTACTTATCTGTTTCTACTATTGTAAATGGGCCCTGTAGACTATCTCTATCTTTTTTATTAGGGGTAATTTCAGATTTAGTTTTATTTTCCATTTCTTCATATCTCTCAAATTGTTCCTGTGTCATTACCTCTAAATCAACCCAAGTATGATCACCTGTTCCTCTCATTACAGGTATGCCTCTTTTGGCAGTTTCTGTAGAGCAATTAATACAAAAATTATAACCATATTTGTCCTTTCTTAATTTTGGAAAATCATTCCCACATTTAGGACATTCAATCATTTCTAAATCCATTGTTTTTATCTGATACATATATTAATCTTTAAATAACTTTAATTTTTTACAAACGTTGTATACTTGTAAAGGTGTTTTTACTTTATATTTTTTACCTGTATCCTTATCTTCTATAAATTGTTCTTCATCTGGTTGAATTTTAGCACCATTAACATACCAAAACATTACTTCAGCTATTTGATCACCATAATGCTCATATACTAAATCTTCTATTACAGTAAAATATAAATCCTCATACATTATTAAATTTAACCCATATTCTGTAAATATTTTATCAGTACGTTCCTGAATAGAAATAAGTGTGTTTAAAGTAGATAAAAAAAATTTTTTATGTTTATTTTCAATATTTTTTTTATTTTCCTTAACTTGAAGTTTTAAACCCCCAATAGTAATAGATTTTTTATTTTTCATTTACAATTAAATTATTTTCATAGGTTTTTAAGCTATTAACCGTAATTTTTAAATTGCCTAATTCAAACTCCCCTATTTCACCACTATCCTGAATGATTTCAGAAAATTGTTGTATTATAGAATAGTCTTGATTATTAAAAGTATCCCCATTAATTTTTATAAAAATATCAGTTGGAAAAAACCCATTATTACTATAATCACTTAGATTTTCCACCTCAAAAAGTTTTTTATTTAGATCAAATGAAGTATTGGGTTGTTCTAAATCAATATAATTTTTAATTATTGTAGGAACGTTTCCTTCATCTACATATATTTTGTCACACCAGGGTTCAAGTGTTTCTAATAATTGAGGAGTACAATTTTTAATTTTAATGCCTATATTATACTTAGGTGGTACAATAGGTTTCATTAGAGTATCATGTTTAATCATATGACCCCATTTACGTATAAATTCTTTTGTATTACGAGTTGTAGTATATAACCATTCCTCTGAATTTTTTCCAGGTGCACCCCCCGAATAAGGATTAAATCTACTACCTCTACTTGTCATATGATAAACACATCCCTCCCAGGTTTGAATAAATTTAATCCCGTTTAAATAAAAACGATTAAATATATCACTATCTTCTTTACTTTGAGGAGCAAATAAAATATCATGCCCCCCTATTTCTTGAAAGTCTTTTTTCCAAAATGCCCAGGGAGCAAATATCCCCTCTGTAGTTTTATGAAGCCTACCTAAACTAGTCATTTGTAAATGAGCCATTAAAGTTTCTTCATCAAATTCTTCGGGCTCAATCCCACAATCAAATAATATTTTTTCTGGTCCTGGGGGATGTAATGATGGTTCAATACGGGTTAAAGATACTATTGTTTTTTCTTTTAAATATTTTTCTACTGAATCCAGAGCATAGGGACATAAATACATATCTGCATGATAAACCATACAAATGTCATACTTAGCTACTTCATTTATTAATTTATCATTTAATATGACTAATCCTAATCTTTCGGGCCCCATATTTAGTATAGCATCAAAATTTGGGTCTTCCTTCATTTTTTTATCACACCAATCCCATGTACCATCTTCGGAAGCATCATCAGCTACACATATTTGTACTTCATGTTCTCCTTGATTCTTTCTTATAGAATCATAAGCCCATCTAAGGTATTTTAAATTATTCCTACTTGGTATTATGAAACTTATTTTCATTTTTTAAATTTTTTATGTAATGTAATAATTCTTTTTGGGGATCCCAACCTAAAATTTCCTTAGCCAGAGTAGACTCACATAAGGTATGTCTTGCCTCTCCAGGTTTAGCATTTTTATAAATTGGAGAAATTTCAAACATTTTAGCTACTTCATTTACTGATATGTTATTTCCTCTTCCTAATTCATATATTTTACTTGAAAATGCCTTTTTTTCCATTATTTTAATAAGGGCGTCTACTATATCATCTACATGGGTAAAATCTCTACGCTGTTTTCCATCTCCATATATTTCACAGGGTAAGCCCTTTTCAACATTATTAATCCATCTACCAATTAATGTTGTATACCCTCCTTCTGTGAGTTGATAAGGACCATACACATTATAAAATCTAGCTATAGCATATTTTAAACTAAAACACTTAGAAAAAAGTTCCAATGCTTCTTCACCTATATCTTTACTAAAAGTATATGGGTTTTTATACCTACCTGAGTGGTGTGAGGATGAACCCGCGTAAATAATAGGTATATTATATTTAGCACAGTGTTCAGCTAATTGTATAGTACCATTTGCATTTGTATTAAAATATTTAATAGGATTTTCAAATGATGGTTGGATTCGCGCTATAGCTGCTAAATGGAAAACAACATCATACATTTCTGTCCTCCAATCAAAATCATAAATGTTAGCTTCTTTATAATGGCATCCTTCTTGATGGTTTGATTTTAATCCTGTTGAGTAATTATCAATTGAAGTAACATTATGTCCTTCATTAACTAACCTTTTTATAAGATTTGTTCCTATAAAACCAGCACCTCCTGTTACTAATATATTCATATTATTTAAATTTAGTTTATTTTACCTCGGGCACATTCAAATAAATAATTACTATCTTGATATTCTTTACTTAAATATTGAAATTTTTCCTTCCCAAAGGCTTTGGTTAATTTATACCCTAATAAAGATTGTTGTAAATTACCAATCCCCCCTATATGAAATTTTCCCTCTTTATCTGGGATTGGTTCTTCCCAGATAACTTCAAAATCTCCTACTTTTCTTAAATCCCCCCTTTTTATACACATAAAGCTTTCTCTTATAGTATAACAAAATAAAGGGGTAGAAAACATAGATTTACATTCTTCTTTAACAAAATCAATATATTTTTTTTCCCTTTTAACTTCATTAGGATCTAAAGTTAAAGGATAATTAATTCCATTACCTATAACCTTATATCCTAAATTTATATAGTTAAGACATAAATTTATAAATTCCCAATCTTTAATTACTAAGTCATCGTGTAATAGGAATAAAATAGTATCATCATCAATTTCTAAATAATCTAAAGCTTGTTGATACGCTCCATCTTCCAATCCTAAATTAGGGAAAAGTTTATAATCAAAATTTTCTTTTATTTTTTTAGAGGGATCTTTATGACATGACCAGAAAACACTAATAAAATCATTATTCTGGTTTAATTCAATTAATTGGTCAACTAATTCAGGAAAATTATCAAAATGCCAGCCTACTATTATAAATTGTAACTTCATTACCAACCCTTTTTAATACACTCAACAATATATTTTCTTTCTTCTTTAGTTACCCACCATCCTACAGGTATATTAACAACTTTACTGATTGTTTTATTAAGATTAGGTAGATCAGATCTAAACTGGGATACACAACTATGTTTATCATTTCTTTCATGCACCTGAGAAACCATAATATTACATTCTTTCATCCATTTATAGAATCCTTCTCTATTTTCTACTAACATAGAATAAATCCAAAATGAGGATTCAAACCCTTCTTCTCGTTTTAGTAGTGTAACCCCATTCACATTTTTTAAATTTTCATCATAATACTTAGCATTAGATTTATGTTTAGATATAATGTTATCTACATGTTTAAAATTTTCCATTCCTACAACAGCACAAACATCATTCATATGAAATTTAAACCCCCATTCAGGAATATCAGCTTCACATCTAAAATCAGTTCTACCCTCAGGATTTCTATCAATACCATACCATCTAAGTAATTTAGCCCTTTCATATAATTCTTTATGTGGGCAATATAATACTCCCCCATCTATTGAAGTAACATGTTTAATAGCTTGTAACGAATTCATTACAAAATTTCCATGATTTCCTAAATATTTTCCTTTATATTTAGTGCCTATTGAATGAGCCCCATCTTCTATTAATGAAGGTGACCACCCATGTTCTTTTTTAAAATCAATCCTAATTTTTAATATTTCATCTAAATCTAAAGGATAACCCCCCCAATGTACTCCTACTATAGCCTTAGTTTTAGGAGACATTTTTCTTTTTAAATCCTTCAAATCCATGCTTAAAGTTGTAGGGTCAATATCTACCCATTTAATTTTTAACCCATTTGCTAAAATAGGCCAATTTGAAGCAGTACAAGTTAAGGCTGTGGCTAATATTTCATCCCCCTCTTCAATACCTGGCCAGTATTCTGTGCTTGAACCAAATCCTTCGAAAACTGTTGTTTTTCTATAAGGTTTTTTAAGTAAATGTAAAGCTAAATGTAATGCAGATGTACCCGCATTTGTTGTTATAACTTTATTATTACCAAAATATTCACCTAACTGTTTTTCAAATTCATCAACTTTTGGTCCTTGTCCTATATAACCACTATCTAATACTTCTCCAACTTTTTCTTTGGCTGTTGGGGCCATAAAAACTTTAAATAAAGGAATCATAACTAAAAATTTTAATAGGAATATAATAAAAAATATTTATATTTTCAAGCCTATTTATGAAATTATTGATTTATATAATAAATATTTAACTAAATTAAATTAAATGGTTTTTTTCTCCATATAAATAATTAAATGTTTTTTGTAACCAATACCCCGGGGTTGGTTTTACACCTGCATTATAATGACTTATGTATCCATATTCTGTGTGTAACATATCTTCTCCTAATACTTCAAATCGTACTAAGTCTTGCATATTCCATTCGTAATCTAATACTTTATAATCTT